CATCACCCGTCTCAATAAAGTTCTTGGCGTAGAAGCATGGTCAATGCGCATCATCAGCTGCGAGCGTGACCGCACAGATAGCGACTTTATCGTTGCCCACGTGACGCTAGATGCCGTGTTGGTCAACGACAAGGGTGACCACATCATGGTGCACCGTGACGGCATCGGTGGTCAAAAAATCAAGCGCACCAAGCAGGGCGAGATAGTTGACCTCGGTGACGAGATGAAGGGTGCCGTGTCAGACGCTCTTAAAAAGGCAGCACAAACGCTGGGTATCGGTCTCTACCTTTCCCGCTCTGAAGAGGCAATGGACATCGAAGCGCATATTGATGCCAGCGCAGAAACGCAGACAGCACAGGCGGCCACAGCCGAGTGGGATGCATTTGTGTCAATCACCAAAACCCTCACCAAGGAACAAAAGGAAAGCCTGCGGGAACGATGGGCAGAGCACAGTAACGGTTCCCCCGTCCCCAAGCAGTCCACCGCGACTTCGGAGGACATCGAATTTCTTCACGCCCACGCTGTCGCACTTTCCCTGAATGCCACGCTAATCAATGAGTGAGCCAGGAAGCCTGCCCGACTATTTGTCGGCATCATCAATCTCAACCTTTCAGCAGTGCCCGCTGAAGTTCAAATTGTCACGGGTTGATAAGCACGTTGAGCCACCGACCATCCATACGCTGATGGGTAATTTCGTTCATGAGGTTCTTGAACACATGTATGCGGACTACCCGCCAGAGGAGAGAACGCTTGGCACGGCAAAAATGCTGTGCTCCAGCATATGGGAGTCTGGCAACTGGCAGCAGCAAGTCACCCCCTATCTTGGGGGCACAAGTCTCAATGAATTTCGGTGGTCATGCTGGTGGTGCGTCGAACACTTGTTCGACATGGAAAACCCATCAGAGGTAGAGCCAGATGGAGTAGAGCACGAACTTGGTGGCGACATCGATGGTGTTGTCATGAAGGGGTTTATAGATAGATGGAGCAGAGTGAATTTAACTACTGCAAAAATCACCGATTACAAAACCGGTAAAACCCCCAATCCGCGCTACGCCAAAGACAAGTTTTTTCAACTTACGCTGTACGCAGCGCTGTTGGAAAAAGAAACAGGGCTTGATAACTTTGAGCTAGAGCTTCTCTATCTCAAAGACGGAGCCCGCCTCACTCACGCGCCAACGCGTGCAGAAATAGAAGCAGTAAAAGAAACAGTAGTGTCAGTTAGAAGGGAAATAGAAAACTGTCATGCCAACAATGATTGGAAACCACAGCCAACACCGTTATGCAACTGGTGCATATTCAAACGAGAGCTTTGTACATACTGGAACTAGAATGAACGATGACGCATTCGCACGGATTGTTGCGGACGACGTAAAAAACAAAATCGGCCACTCACAGCGCGAGTACCTTGAGCTTCCGTCAAACAGAAGTCGGTGGAAGAAGGCTCTCGCGTCGCTGATAGAGAACCTGGATGACCAAATCTCAGACCTACTGGACGATGAAGATGCGGACAGGGAGAGATACGAAGCCCTTGGGGCATCTGGTGCTGGCCTATTGGCGGAGGCGATTGCAACCTACAGTTCGCGCCGACACAAGATTGAGCGTTTCAAGCACTATGTCCAGATGAAGCTGGACCGGGTCAGCGCTATGCCCGAAGATGGGCAGTTCACGTCTCGTGAAGAGTTGTTTGAGAATGCAATTCTCCAGCACAAGCGCCTTATGGAAGAGTTCGACATGGAACCGTCGGCAGCGGATGAGGCCCTATGGGCAGCACTAGATGGAAGATGGGAATTCGACTCCGTTAATATGGAGTAATGCGCCATAGGTCCAAGAAAAAAGAAGCAGAGTACCGTTTACGGAGACCGCTTGTCGCTCGGCTGCTGGAGCAACGACCCCACTGTGAAGCATGCCCTGTATTCGCAGAGCATGATGAGAAGGTTGTATATTCTCGCCGCCGAAGCGTAGACATTCATGAGTTAAAACGCCGCTCACAGGGGGGTTCGATTCTAGACGAGGATAACCTTATGGCTGTTTGCAGAGAATGTCACGACAGGATAGGACGCTACCCAGCATTGGCTTTTGAGCTCGGATTATCGAGGCACGGCTGGGAAGAATAGCATTACTCCATTTACACCACATGCAAATTAGCGCTGATAATCTATAGCTAGCGCGCAATCCTTATCGATGGACAAGGAAGGCAGGTGGTCGAATCTAGCGGAGAGCAGTCCACTCCGTGGCAGCGAGGTTAACTCCCTCAGTACCCGCCTGTTCGCGACCGGCGGGTTTTCTGCTGTCTGGGCTATTGTTTTCTTATGAACATCGCCGGCATTGACTTGTCTCTTACTTCAACTGGATACTCAATAAATGGGGATACTGGAGTTATTGCGACTAAATACATAGGACCAGAGAGGCTCTCTGTTGTTTCTAATTTGGTATTAGAACTAATTGCTGATAATTCCGTTGACGTTGTGATTATCGAGGGGTACTCATTTGCTTCCCGAAACAGTCAAGCCCACAGCATCGGGGAACTCGGTGGATGCGTGAGGATGCGCCTATGGGAATTCAATGTTCCCTTTATAGATGTCCCACCAACGTGTAGGGCTAAGTTTGCTACAGGAAAGGGGAATGCGAGCAAAAACGAAGTCATATCTGCGATATCAGCTAAAACTGGAATAGTGTGGTCTGGTGCCGGCTCTGACGATAAATGCGATGCATGGATTCTCGAGCAGATGGCATTGACCCACATCGGGCTCTCTGCTTACGAATGGCCGGCTGTAAATATATCGGCACTAGACAAAGTGGATTGGTCTCCGCTCAAAAATGCTTGTAGTATCTAGTTGTGCGCAATCGACCAATCAGCCAAATAGATGTAGAAGAAACGCTTCTTGAGTTAATACAAGAGCTAGAGGCGGAAACAGAAGCGTTTGAGCGTCTTGCAGAAGACGCAGCAAAAAAAGAAGCTCTGTATAAAAGCAATTGGGCCAAAGAATATTTGTCGGCGAAAGGCTCCATTAAGGAGCGCGAAGCTTGGTCGGATTACAAAATGGACGAAATGATGTTCGACTATAAAATCGCCGAGTCCCTGCTTAAGGCAAAGCGCGAAAAATTATTGTCCCTACGGACGAGCATAGATGCACTTAGAACGCTAAACGCCAATATCAGAGCGCAGGTTGGACCATGAAAACAATGAAGATAGAAGAGTTGCGCCCTGCGCCGTGGAGAACAACACATGTGCTTAAGCCGGACTTAAAACTGTTAAGCAAGGCCATAGAAGATTATGGTTTGATAAACCCGATTGTTGTTCAGAAGAGTACTGGTTTTATTATTGACGGCTTTCACCGCGTCATATCAATAGCAACGAATAAGCGCCTGAAGTCAAAATATGCAACAAACATCCCCGTACACGTCGTTGATTGTGGTGACGTCGACGCAATGGTTATGCATATTGTCCTAAATAGAGCGCGCGGAGCCATAGTAAATCATCATCTGTCTAGAACTGTCAAAAAAATACATCAATCTGGGCAATACAGCGCTGGTGCACTTGAGGACATACTGGGAATGTCAATGATTGAGGTAGATATGTTGCTTGACGGTTCATTAATCAAAATGCGCAAAGTAGCAGAACATAAATACTCAAAAGCATGGGTGCCGATTGAGGCACCAGCTGGTTCCATTGACTCCATGGAGTTCGAGCGCCCCCCAAACGCCGACGCATAAAGTAAAATATTTGCATTGACTACACAGCGAGGTAGCTATGCCCAGCACTAACAACATAACTGATACGGAGCTGCCAGCCCCAACTCGTCGTCAACCAACCCCGGGCGGCACTCTCCCTTCGTGGTGGAAAAGAGCCACTTCGTATGCTGTGCGGCGTCTAGGAGATGCTGTCGGCGGGGGCGGAAGAAGGTCAACAGGTTTCGGCGAGGGCCGTGGTCTATTGAGAGAAAGGCGCAACATTCGTCTCGGTAGGGCGGTGTAGCCGTGCTTGTTTCTATAAGCGAATTAACCACCTACATGGACATTAGTTTTAGTCTTAGGCAGCAGGACGCTGCCGAGATGGTGTTGTCTGGTCTTCAGAGCGAGCTTGAGGCATTCCTGCGCCGCCCAGTAGAACTTGACGAATTCACTGAAACGCACGTCATTCCTTCGTATTTCCAAGGAGTGCCAGCTACGTCATTTTTTTATGACAATAGTTTGGATACAACTGGCACAACAATTAACTATATTCAGCCGTCGGTAATGATTAGTTTGCGCAATACTCCAGTTTCGGCGGTGTCTAAAGTTGTTATCAAAAATCTTTCCGAAACAGGGATGCTTCTCGGCGAAACAATGAAACGACAGGCGTCTGTCTCAAATGCCTCATATGCATCAAATAAAGTTACGTATACGACAACAGCTCCACACAAATTTACTGTCGGGCAGTTTGTAGTAGTGAGTGGAGCAACTCCGGCCGGATTAAATATTCCGGGAAAGCAGATACTTGAAGTTACAAATACAACTTTTACTGTAGGTGGATTTGATTCCAACCCTGGAGCATTTGTATCTGGTGGGACGGCATCTGCAACAGGCAATGACTACACCGTGCAGCGATATGGCCTTGAGTTATATCGGGGTTTTCCTAACGATGTAGTTGAAGTTACATATACGGGTGGGCTAGATGGAGAAAATTTAGCGCTGTTTAAATTATTTATTCTGAGAGCGGCAACTCGTGAAATGCAAAACATGCACGATGATGTTGTGGGTGTAAAAGACTTAAACCCACGCAATGTCGCTCCATTGGAAACAGGGTTTACAGAAAAAGAATTGCTGGCGCTGCGCAGGTATAGGCGCAGGAGAATCTGATGTCATCCGTCGATATCAAGATACATGGTGTAAAAGAAGCTCAAGCAAGTCTCACTGCGGCCTATCTAAGGTCAACAAATTTTGCTCCGTTATTCGTGAAAGCCAAGACCGAAATTTCTGCCATGAATACAGCGAACTTTGGTTTAGGCGGATTACCTTCAGGTGGTTGGGCACCATTGGATGCAGGGTATGGGGCATGGAAGGCAACAAGATTTCCCGGTATGCCACCTATGGTGAAAACGGGGAGACTGCTCGCGAGCATGACAGGCAATAGCCCTGATTCGTTATTTTCTGTTACTCCGAAATCAATGTCTATTGGGACAAAAGTCGAATACGCCAAGTTCCACCAGTACGGAACTACAAAAATGCCGAAACGTAAAATTGTATTTGAGCCAGCTGGGTTTGCAGAAAAATACGCTAA